CCTATACGGCCCTCACCAACTCTCACCGAGACACACCGAGCCTAGTAGAGCGGGAATAGGGATGCTTTAAAATTGTTTCGTAAAATTTTCTTGAAAAACTTTTGAGAAAAGTGTTGACAAGTGACTTATTTTCTGGTATACTTAGACCATAGAAAGGAGAGATGATAAGTGGACAATCTTATTGCAGAGCGAGATAAAGAATGGAAAAACTTAGAGCGTGTAATAAGCACTAATGGTACATACTCAAGAACAGTTGAAGAACAAAGGAAGCGTTGGTTAGAGTTAAACAATAAAATCAGTAGAATGAACAGAGAAGCTATAAATAGAAAGGGAGATTAAAAATGACTAAATCAACCATGATAACCACCATTCAGGAAAAGGAATTGGACCTCTGGGAAAACCTGAAAGTAGTAGAAAGAGTGTTTGGTAAATATTCCATACAGGCAAAATATAAGCGGGCCGTATGGAATAGCGTTTGGGGTCTAATGAAAGACATGGGTATAAAGACATTAGACAGGGATGTACGTTGAGTAAAGAAAGGAGCTTAATCATGAGAGCCAAAATAGTGATTTACCGTTCCGGGGTTGAGAGACTGATTGACGATGTAAACAAGAAAGACTTGAACGAATACAATCATGGCAGACTTGACCTACTAAAAGCTATGTTATTGCAGTTTGAAAGAGAGGGAACAAACATGAAAACCGAGATTACTTTATATCGTTCCGTTATAGAAAACTTAATGGACGAAATGAGTACGAAAGAAACTAGTGAGTATGCTAATGGCAGACTAGATTTATTAAAAGCCTTATTATTGCTGTTTGATGAGGAGGGTAAATAATGGATGAAAACATGGTAAAGCTATTGCAGGAACGTGAAAGAGAGCTGTATGTACTAGGCATAAAGAGGGGAGATACCTATTTCAAAAACCGATGGGTTGAACTGTGCTATATCATGCGATTGCTAGGTATAGAAAGGAGAGACACCAATGGACTTCAATAAATGGCTCTCAAGAGCCATTAAACAAGCAGAGCTGGAATATATCTACACGGAAAGCGTCCGTGGCGTGGTGGATACAGAAACTAGGCTACAACGTGAAAGGCTTCAAACCTTAAAGAGAGTGAGGGAGGTTTACGATGAGTTCAGCCGAGAGATGGAGAGTAGAGAAGCTGATAGACGAAGTGACGGAAGCACGACAGGCTTCCAATGACCTGTATGACGAAATGCTGAAAGTGCTAGAGGAGTTATTGGAGGATGAGGACGATGTATAATATGTCGGAGCGGTACTACCGTGTTACTTGCACGGACATGAACGGGAAGTTCAGGCAGTACAAAATAAAGGCTCGCAGTAAGCAACAGGCAAGCCGTAAGGCATACGATATCATGCAGGAGCAGAAGCTATATAACATGATTGTTATAGGGATTGTTCAGTGGAATGAGATGTTTAACGGGGTGGGTGTAGATGTGGATTAGTGTGTTGATAGTCGGCTTCTTTCTTGCCCTTATTTTCTATGGTTGTATGATGTACTGTTCAGAGCCATCATGGTGGGTTCTAAAGTACATATTCAGGGGAGTAGGGATGTGTTTCATGTCCTTTGGATTCATAGGTCTGATTTATTCCGTGTTTATAGGGGGTATCCTAAGTTGGTAGCTATTCTTTGCAGTATCGGGCTTTTAGTAGTCGGCCTGACGTTGGTTTATATCAACGAAAATGAGACGGGTATGTTTTCTCTAACCATGACGCTTATAGGGTACTTGCTCTGTGCTATGTTCGCAATCTCATTCGTGCTGAATCTGGGTCAGTTTCTTTTAGCAAAAAGTTTGTAAAATTTTTCGGAAAAAGTATTGACAAAAAGAAAATTTTGTGGTAGAATTAGATATCCTCGAAAGAGGGAATAACAGAAAGGACGGAACAATCATGAAAAACATCACTAGAACCATCACCAGATACAAGCACACCTTTGTAAAGATGAACGATGACCTGTCTATCTCTGACATGAAAGAGGTTATCTGTGCTGAGAAGATGGGCCCGAGAACGTCAGCCGCCTACATGGAATCCAACGGCATGGAGGGATACGTTCTTGCAAAGGCGACCACGGTAGAGGAGATTTACACCATGCCTTTGGAGACCTTTATCGCTAACGCCACTATTGTTGAGAAGGAGGATAACTAACAATGAAGAAGCAGGAACAGAATTTTGCCGAGATTATGAGCGCAGAGGAAGCTATTGCAATCCGCAAGGATACCGAGCAGTCCATTGTAAACGGTCTGACCGAGGAAGGGGCCGGGGTGTATTGCTCCTTCCTTCCTGAGACACTGGAAGATAAGGCTAAGATGTTCAACGCTATGAACGGCGGTGACAACACGGTAAAGGAAGCTATCAACAAGGAGTTGCACGTCCTAGATGTTATCGTCCAGCCGGTACAGGTACAGAACGAAGATGGCACCCAGAACACCTGTCCCCGTGTGTCTCTTATCTGTGAAGATGGAGTTTACTCCGCTACCTCCTGGGGCGTGTATAACTGCATTAAGAAGCTAAACGCTCTGTTCGGCGGTCTGCATTTTGAGACCCCTGTGAAGCTGATTCCCTATGAGGTAAAGACTAAGAACGGTTTTACTATCAACTTGAAAATGGTATAACGAACAGGCCCCCGTTAAGGGGGCCGTACTTATAAGGTGGTGAAAAACGATGACGAGATATGGTGTAGAGCACGACCTTAAAAAGTCTCCCTTTACCTACACTGTACAATATGACAATCTTAATGAAATAGAGTATTGCTTTTCCAGCGACAGCATAAAGACCCGATTTATTGCCCTGCGAAATGGATTCTATGAAGAAACAGAGGATAGCCTGTCCAACAGATTTAAGATGGGCTTTCGTATTAGTAAGGACCTGACGGACGTTAACTTGTACAGGAAGGTCGAGAGCAGAGGTTTTCTCATTTTCTTTAATGGGGAGGAAATCACATGGCAAAGAGCACTAAAATACGATGGACAAAAGCTCGCAAAAATGAGCTGAGAAAAGAGGTACTGAACTTTAATAGAAGGATACGTTCAGCAGAATCTAGGCTTGGTGACCTCTCCTATATACTTCCTCAAAAGCAGACGGCAAGCGAAGCTATGGAGAAGATTCAGACCTTACAGGAATATAGGGATTACTTAGCGGCGATTAAAAGGGCAACTGCTAAGACGCTTATACCTGAGACATATGGGAATGACTTGACAACGGCATGGAGACGGAAGGAAATAGAGATACGGGAAAAGCGGATAAACGAAAGGAACAGGCAGAGACGTAAAAAGGTCGATGAGATTAGACCCGACGTAAAAACGCAAGAACAGGTGGGAAGGTTAAATCCCTATGGCAGATTTCCCTCTGACAATGACTTCTTTCTTCGGGACCTTGGTTTAAAGACAGGAGACACGGTCAAATATGAAGAACTGTTAAAGAAGATAGAGGAAGGCTATTACAGGGAGAAAGCTGAACTGTGGAGAACGAATTATATCAATGCTCTTATAAATGAGATGCTGGGACCTGCTACCTTTGCCGGGGATGTTGTGAGTATGGGATTGGCTAACCAGATATACGACTTGGTGACTGGTATGGACATATCCACTTTTCTCTTAGGTCAACTGTCATCGTATAGCGATGTGTTGCAGATTAACTTTCTGTACGACCAAAAAGGAAGGGAAGCGGCTCTTGAACGCATACTCGATGTGTGGAATGAGCTTATAAGACGTACATGATGTGCAAAAACCTGTTTATAGTGTTGATTTTGAGACAGTGGTTGACCCTAACGAAACCCGTGTATGGTTATGGGGAAAGTGTGATATAGATTGTACCACCTTTGTATATGGGACAGATATTGACAGCTTTATGGAAGAGATATCCACAGTTGATTGCAAGGCGTATTTCCACAATATTAAATTCGATGTTCAATTTATGTTTTACTGGCTATTCCACAACGGATATAAACATACTAGCGAAAGGAAGCCTAGAGAGGGGTATTTTACAACGCTTATATCAGACATGGGGCTATTTTATACCTGCAAGGTACACTTTTTCAACGGGACAATAGTTGAGTTTATAGACAGCTACAAGCTTATAACACTTCCAGTTAGAGACATTCCAAAAGCCTTTGGGTTGGATATCCATAAACTTGACTTGGACTATGCCGAAAACAGAGACTTCAACCATGTACCGACAGAGGAAGAAATATCATACGTTAAGGCAGACGTGGAGATTGTGGCAAAGGGCATAAAAGCCATGCACGAAAACGGCCTGATTAAGATGACAGCGGCAAGCAACGCACTGTACAACTATAAGAAGGTCCTGTCAAACAAGGAGTTTAAACGCAGATTCCCGCCGATTGAATATGCTGTGGACAAGGATTGCAGGAAATCGTATAAAGGTGGCTGGACATATCTCAACGAAGCCTATCAAGGGATGATGGTCGGTGAAGGTCAGGTATATGATGTAAACTCCATGTACCCTTGGGCCATGAAATACTGTATGCTACCGTTTGGTAATCCGTACTACTATGACGGGGAGTATAAACCGGATGAGTTTTACCCTCTTTATATTCAATGCCTTCAATGCTGTTTCAGTTTGAAAAAAGGACACTACCCCAGCATACAGTTAAAGAACAGTTTCAGGTTTTCCAGTACAGAGTATATTAAGGAAAGTGGGGATGACCCTGTAATACTTCATTTGACAAGTGTTGACTTAAAGCTCTTGTTCGACAACTATGACGTGTGGGATATAACTTACATAGGTGGGTACAAGTTCAGGGGAGAGACAGGGCTGTTTTCTGAATATATCGACTACTGGTATGACGTGAAGCAGAAGGCAAAGGTGGAAGGAAATAAAGCCATGTACCATATCGCTAAACTGATGCTTAATTCACTGTATGGGAAGTTTGGTTCAAATCCTGAGAAGGCTTCTAAATATCCATATCTGGATGAGACAGACGACATAGTAAAGTACAGACGGCTAATGCCTGAAATTGGAAGCGGAGGGTATATCCCGGTAGCGGCGTTCATTACCTCTTATGCCAGAGACAAGATAATCAGGGCCGCTAATGCTTGTGGTGACAGGTTCATATATGCGGACACTGATAGCGTTCATGTAGTGGGAAGGGAAAAGGTAGACTTGGACATAGATAATTACAGACTGGGTGCTTTCAAGCTGGAAGGTGAGTTCACAAGAGCAAAGTATCACAGAGCCAAATGTTATATTGAAGAATTTGACGGAGAGCTTGATAAGAAGTGCGCTGGGTTACCTGTTTCAGCACGGCACCTGTTCAATTTTGACACGATGGAGCCAGGACAGATATTCGAGGGCAAGCTGGTCCCGAAAAACATAAAGGGCGGCGTGGTTCTGGTGGAGCGGCCCTTCCAAATTAAGGGTTGACAAAGGGTGATTTTTATGATACAATACTCTAAAGGGATATATGAGACAGGTTATAAATCACTAGCTGGGTGTGACGGCGGAGAGTCGGCCAGAAGTGTTACAAGGTTTTCACAGACTATTTGTAATCGCTCATACTATCCCTTTTCTCATAGGTGAAGCTATGTGGTACGATGTAAATAAGACGCTTTCCTATAACTGCTTGTTCAACTTTGTGGTTGGACCCCGTGGAGTGGGAAAGACGTATTCCTGTAAACGAAGGGTCATAAAAGACTTTATAACTAAGGGACAGCAGTTTATATATCTGCGCCGATATGAAACGGAAATCAAGTCGTCACAGATTGACCTATTTTTCGATGATATCCAGCATGAGTTTCAAGACCACGCTCTGGCGGTGAAAAAGAAGTGCTTTTACATTGACGGTAAACTTGCTGGATGGGCACTGCCTTTGTCGAGAGCTTCTCAATTCAAGTCGGTGCCGTTCCCATATGTGACCAAGATTCTGTTTGACGAGTTCATTATAGACCAAGGGCTGATAAGGTATCTGCCCGATGAAGTACAGACCTTTAATGAGATGTACTCAACGATTGCGAGACTAAGGGACGTTACGGTCCTGTTCTTGTCCAACGCAATAACATTCACTAACCCATATTTCCTGTATTACGATTTGTCTTTGCAGAAAGGGCAGAAGATACTACGCAAGAATGATATTCTTCTTGAGCTGGTAGACAGTCCATCTTACACGGAGAAAGCAAAGTCAACCAGATTCGGAAAAATTATAGCCGAAACAGAGTACGGGAAATACGCTATGGAAAACGAGTTCTTGAGGGATACTGCCAGTTTCATCGAAAAGATGCCTTGCCCCGGAACGTGTATAATGACCATCAGAGTATCGGGAAATGAGCTTGGAGTATATACTATATTAGGCTCTGATTTGTGGTACATTACGGAAAGCTATGACCCTACCTGTAATAAGCATATTTCTCTAAGTGTAGATGAGCATGACGAGACAACAGAGCTACGAAACAGTAAAGACGCTCTTATATGGCTCGGAGCTTTGCAACAAAAATACTACCGGGGAGAAGTCAGGTTTACGACTATGAAAGCCAAAAATTTGATATCCAATTCCCTGATGATTTTAAGGAGGTAAATCAGTATGCCATATACAATCGAACAATGGAACGACCATATGCAGAAGGTCATCGGTGCCATGAATGACCAAGCCACCCTAACCTCTTTAGTTACACAAGCCAGTGACGAATACACGGGCCTGTTTGCAACTAATACTACTCTATCTACTGAAAACGAACAACTGAAACAGGAAAATACCAGACTGAAAGAAGCTAATTTAGAGCTATTCCTACGGGTTGGTCAGCAAAACATTGACAAGACAGGTGGAAGTGGTCAATCCACCGAACAAAAAACAAAGGCCGAGACAATCACTGTCGAGGATTTATTCAAGGAGGTAAAGTAAATGTCTACTACTAAGATTCCAAACGCTGTTGATACAGTAAACGCCATTAGAAATGAAGCCAGCCAAGCCTATCGGGACGCTGTACCAGTGGCTACTCCCCGAAACATTCAGGACGTTGGTAACCCCATTCTGGAATACCAGTCCGTACAGAACGAATTTCTGACTGCTCTGGTAAATAAGATTGCCGTTACCATTGTAGACCAGAAGATGTTTGAGAATCCTCTGGCATTTCTGAGGAAGGGTTCTATCCCCCTGGGGTTGGATGTTGAGGATATCTATATCAACCCCGCCAAGAGTGCAAACTATGATCCTGCTAACTTCCAAGGGATTTTGACCCCTGTTGACCCCGACGTAAAGGCGGCCTATTATCGCCGTAACCGTAGGGATAAGTACAAGGTCACTATCCGCAACGAGCAGTTGACCGCCGCCTTTGTAAGCTGGGGTGCTCTGGAAAACCTGATTGCAGGTATCGTAAACAGCCTGTATACTGGCAACACGATTGACGAGTTCAATCTGACAAAGGCTCTGCTGGGTGGAGCTACCGCCGAAGCTAAGATGGTTCAGGAAGTGCTTGCCCTGCCAACTGTCAGCGCAGAGAACGCTACCGCTTTCCTGACCCGTTTGCGTGGTATCGCTTCCGCTATGTCTTTCCCAAGCTCTGAGTACAACGCTTATCAGCTTGTTGGCGGATCCAGCCCCGCCACTTCTTGGACTTCCATCGATGACTTGGTTATCCTCGTTCGTGCTGACGTTGCCGCAAACGTGGATGTACAGAAGCTAAGTGCGGCCTTTAATCTGAGCTATGCTGATTATGTCGCCCGTCAGGTCATTGTTGACAAGTTTGACGGGGCCGATAATATGTATGCTTGGATTGGCGACCGTGGTGCCTTCCAGATTCGGGACAGTCTCCGTAAGATGACCGAGTTCTATAACTCCGAAGTTATGGCTTGGACTTACTGGTGGCACTGCTGGGACACCTTTGCTCTACGTCCTTGGGCTAATGGCGTGTCCTTTGTAACTGAGAAGTATACGGCCTGATTTAACTGGCCCGGATGGGCTTCCCGTCCGGGCCTTATTTAAGGTGGTGAAAATATGCCTGACTTTCAGCCCAACACTACGATACGTCTATACCAGAGCACAGGAGTAGACCCACAGAATCAGCCTTACTTTGAGAGTGAAGGGGCCAAACTGTCATGGTATGAAGGACGCTCCCCACTGTCCTTTACGGCTCAGAGCTATCAGAGGGAGAACAGGCATTATGCCAGAGTGAACGCAAAGTATAACTCTATCCGTAACTGTGATATGATGAGCTTTGTGAACGACAACGGAAAGACTATCTTCTGCAATATCCTTTCCATTGAGTTTGTTAATCCCAACTGTACAGAAATCGAGTTTCAGACAGATTCCATGCAGACATTTATTGAATCCATTATATGGCGTGACTGCTGGGTAGAGCGGGAGATGCAGGAAGATGACTGGAATGGTGCAGTACCTTCCTTTAATAACCTGTTACCGGAAGGGCTTGAAACTGGCGTCCTGAAAAGACGTGTCATGCTTGACGGCACAGAGAAAAACTGGTCTGTGGTTGTACTGTCCGCATATGACGAGAACGCAGAGGACAACTATAACATCCAGATAAACGCAGGAGTACCTATCGGTGTAAACACCTTTGTATATCCCGCTAACAGCGGGGGAATGAATTCTCTTGGTGCTACTATAAGAAACCACGCCGAAAAGGGACGGCTTGACGGTATCCTTGGTATGTGGGTATGTCCTACCAGAATAGCTGTATCCAATAACTTTGTAGAGATGTGGACCCATTCCGCTACTGTGGGATACGACAATATTGACGGATACGCCGTAAAGAACGCCAAGTGCTTTAGCAGTGAGTTCTTTAAGGTGGAGCTTACCAACAGGCAGGGAGATTCTGTGGAATTACGCCCTGAGTATTTCCCGAATCCAACTACCATGCAGTTTCAGGCTGGCGGAGCTTTTCTAGCCGGGGCTGGTGGTGTGCTTGTCTATCCCAACAATTACATGGAGGGAGACGAAGCAGTTAACAAGACGCTGGGTGTGGTCATTCCTATCAATGTACAGGGTGCTTGGATAGGTAACGCATTTGCTAACTGGGTAAGTCAGAACAGGACCCAGCTTGCTTCCTCTATTATAGGCGGCATTGGAACAGCCGCCGTAGTTGCTGGCAGTATGTTGTTGGCGGCTCCAACTGGTGGAACGTCACTCGCTGTCGGCGGTAGTGTACTTGCTGGTGGAGGAGCGGCGGTTGCTGGTACTACTATGGGAGTAACTAACGCCCTACACTCCGCACTTGGTACCATCGGTAAAGTAATGGACAAGTCGGTTGACCCTGCCCAAGCTATGGGTGGAGTAACCACAGGTGCCCTTGCGATTGCCGCTGATTCCTGGGGATATCTGGTCAACCTGCTGTTCCCGGATGCCGCCGTGATAGAGAGCATTGACAACTTCTTTTCCGTATTCGGGTATAAAACCTGTCGGATGAAAAAGCCGAACGTAAATACCCGTCCCTATTGGAATTATGTGAAGTGCTCCCCGTCCGTTGTAAGCGGGCCATTCAACAGCACAGACAGAGCTAACATACAAGCGGCTCTAGACAATGGGGTTACATTCTGGCACGTTGGAAATGGTGTTGAGATAGGCGACTACTCTAAAGACAATAGATAAGAAAGGAGGGGTTATATGCCGTTAGGTCTGTTCGGTATGGAGCTTCTAACGTCAACATACTGCCCAAACAACCCGTTGGGAGATATGTATGTTAAAACCGAAGCGCAGATGGAGAATAGCAAACTGTTCATGGAGATGTACAATCGCTATTCTAATATTGCGGTTACCCGGTATGACTGGAAGAATTTACCCATAGGAGTTAATGAGAGGTTGCTCAACATGAGCCTGTATCTAGTTGGAAAGGCTTGCTTCTTTGAACATGAAGATTATGGACTTATAGCATTACCCTGTTCTAATGGTTCTGAATACAATCTATTTTATGAGCCTACCAGAATCAACGCTTTTTCCTTTGGATTCACAAGGACCCTTTCCTTTGGTGAGTTTGAGCTTGTAAGGAACAATCCTACGGGCACTCCAACAGCACTTACAGTATACACCTATATAAAGCGCATGATGGACGTACTCCGTTCTATTGACGTAGTATGTGCCAGAATGAAGCGGCCATATCTGATTCTCTGTGAAGAAAAGCAGAAGCTCACTTTTATAAACCTCTTGAAGCGAATAAAGGACAATGAAGATATTGTACTTGCTTTCAAAAACTACGGCATTGATAAATCTAACTTTGAAGTTGCTCCGCTCCCGTCCATTGGGAACATCGACCAACTGTGGAAAACATACAGGACGTATGAAGATATCCTGTATTCCGCTATTGGGCTTGACAGCAAGGGAGACGACAAGAAAGAGCGTCTTCTAGTGGATGAAGTAAACGCCAATAACATGGTAACGGAAATGGCTAATGAAGTCAACCTGAAACAGCTACGGCTTGACATAGAGAAAGTCAACCGTAGATACGGCACCAATATAGAGGTTGATATCAAAGAGCTATCCACCTATGATTATGACAGCGGCTTTGGAGGTGGGGCAAGTGAGTAGATACACAATGGAGCTTGGAAAGCTGGTCGGCTCTGGATATGAAATATTCGATGATAGCTGGACCACATTTGTGGAAATGCACAAGAAGGAATTGTGTGATAAAATCATCAGACACTATTTCTTCTATGAGATTGGTCAGGAAACTCCTGACAGATTCAAGCACTATCTCAATGAGCATCTAGCAAGAATAATGCCCTACTACAATCAGCTTTACAAGTCTGAACTGCTGGAAATAATCCCCTTGTATAACCACTTCTTGGAGACAAACTCCAAGGATTTGAGAGAGCTTGGCTTTACTGGTGTATCAGCAAGCAGGAATGATGTTGATTCCCTACGCAATATGTATAACTCTCTGGCCCAGCTTAATGAACGCAAAATCACGGATGAGAATAAACGTGACTTTACAGGGCATACGGAGGGAACGTCCAATAAGGAAAGCACGGAAAAGCTGGACGAGACTATCAATATCACCAAGACCACTGACCAGAGTGAGAATGGTACAAAGACCTCTAACATCGACACTACTGGTCATGTCACGGAAACAGCCGATACCACTTCTAAGGTGGATAAGACCGGGAACGTGACGGAAGATATGTCGGATACCCTGAACGGCACCAAAGACACCACGTCTAACGCCACTTCCACAGGGACAAAAGAGCAGAGGTATTCCGACACTCCCCAAGGCACGGTATCTAGCTCTGGTGTAGAGATAATGAATAATTATCTGACCAACTACACCAAAGATACAACTAATGAAACGACCAATTCGACTAGCAAGGAAGAACTGCAAAACACGGAAGAAAAGAACACTAAAACAGACAGTACAGAAACAGAGAACGGACAGACCAACACCACCAAGACGACTGAAAGCACTGGAAACACATCAGAGGATACCAACACAACAGGAAAGCTGGACAAAAGCGAAACAGAGGACCATACAAGAGAGCAGACTACAACTTTCAATGAAAATCAAAATACCACTGGTGATTCTACTGAAAAGGAGAATAACAAGGGCTACGAAATCACCAAAGAGGATAATAAGCAATTCTCTAATGGTGCTGACAAGCAAAAGTCAACCACTTTAGGTACTTCTTCTAATCAGGAGGACACCAAGGAAACAAAAGACAGCAACGCAACTGTAAAGGGATTCATTAACGTCAGCCAGTCTGAATTGTTGATTAAATTTAGGAGTACATTCCTGAATATTGACGAGGACATTATTAAAGAACTGGCAGTTGACTTTATGGGGGTGTTCTAATGAAAGAACATGTATGCGTTGTAGCCGGAATTATAGGAGGAACAGCCGTGAAACTATTGGGAGGTTTTGACTACTCTCTAATGGCGATGTTTACACTGATGCTTATAGATATCATTCTTGGATTTATAAGCGCCGCAGTATTCAAGCTAAGTAAATATGGCAACGGTGTTTCTTCCGAAGCTCTGGCTAAAGGGGCACTGAGAAAGTGTTCTATGCTGTGCATTATCATCATAGGAACAATCATTGATAATCTGTTCGGTATGGACTACGTTAGAAACGCTATTGTATTCTACTTTATAGCCACAGAGGGTATCAGCATCTTAGAGCACCTGATTGACATGGACGTTAGGGTCCCGTACTTTATTGTTAAAATACTGGACAGCATGGAGAAGAAATACGATGATGCAGAGGAGGATAACAATGAGACTGATTAAGCAGATACTGGAAAAGAACGATTGTTATAAAGCTGGGGTGGGGTTCACAGTAAAAGGTCTAATGCTACACTCCACAGGCGCAAACAATCCCAACGTGTCCAGATATGTACCCGGCTCTGATATCCTTGGGTACAACAAGTACAATAACCACTGGAATCAGCCCAGACCGGGAGGTCGCTTTGTATGCGTACACGGGTTTATTGGCCGAGCCGCAGACGAAAATATTTGCACAGTACAGACGTTACCTTGGGACATGAAGGCTTGGCATTGTGGAGGGTACGCCAACAATACCCATATCGGTGTCGAGATGTGTGAGGGCAGTATGCTTGATAAACACCATCTCACCTTGTGCCTGAACGAAGCCGCCGACCTATTTGCCTGTCTATGTATTACGTTCAAGCTTGACCCAACCAAAAATGGGGTTATCATATCTCATAAGGAAGGGCATGACATGGGATGGGCAAGCGGTCACGGCGACCCGGACCAATGGATGAAGGTGTTTGGGCTTACAATGGATGACTTCCGTTCGATGGTAATTGACAGGTGCAATAAACTAAAGGAGGAATTAACAGATATGGACCAAAACAAGTTCAACGAAATGATGGAAGTATATCTCTCCCAGCGGGCCAATTTCGCTGGAAGTGATTACGCCAAAAATGCCATGGAGAGAATGGCCGCAAGAAAGATAATCACAAACGAGAATCCACAGGGATTCGTAACCCGTGAGATGCTGATGTTCATTCTCGACAAGGTCAATGTATAAGGAGGTCGCACTATGGAATACTATCCTACCAGACCCAATAACCCCTATCAGGACGATTGTAGGCCCAAACCTGACTGTGGATGTACTCCACCGCCTACTGTCTGTCCCCCGCAAAAGCCCCCTGTATGCCAGCCGCCCCAGCCTGTAATGGGACAGATTCCCCCTGTACCAACTGTGATTGAAGGCTCTAGCCTTTATGAAGCTATGGGCAAGGTTATTGAGCGGACCAATATGTGTATCAATCAGTGGAATTGTATTAGCAAGAACTGTTATGAAGCTATGAACGCTTGCGTGGCGGCGGCCCGTTCCAATGACGTGTACTATGACGATTGCGAGGTAAACTACCAAGAGGGCTACGATACCACAGAGGGATGCGCCTACGCAATCGTAGAGAAGAAGGCTGTTGACCGAAAGGGAAAGCCTATCTTTGTAAGCCTGACACCTGCTTATGACAACACCACCAACAGCGGCGTAGAGCAGGGAATCTTTGACGTGTCCTTTATCAAGTCTGCTAACGTAATTATGACCGCTGTTCAGGCTGGCTCTGATAAGTGGTTCGGTCCCGCTATGTACCGTGGAGCGGCTATCCCCGGCGAGACTAAGACTGACGGCTACGTCTATGGCTTTAACAGACATGGTGCCCTACGTTACTTTAAGGGTGACGTGACTGAAACCACTCTGTGCCAGAATCAGATGGTTGACGTTATCGGGGGTTGCGTGCCTATCCTCTATGACGGCAAGGTTATCGAGGGTGTGGAAGCCATGACCCAGAAACAGGCCATCTGCGCTATCGGCTTCAACTGTGGGACCGGCTCCGTGTTCTTCTTCTCCTGCTCCGCTCAGAATCAGGCGGGAATGGGTATCGCTTCCGTTGCTAGAATCTTACAGGGCTATGGCTGTACAACAGCTGTTGTAACGTCCGCTACTACCAACACTCCCGCCGCCACTGGCGAGGGGATGCTGTACATGGGCCAGATGACCACTGACCCCGTAAACGCCAAAGAGCCTAAGAATCTGGCTTACTGGGTCATCTCTAAATGCCCAAATTTTAATAATGCGTTCCAGAAAGAGGTTGCTGACCTTGTTCAGACCACTGGACGGAACGCATGGGAGACGTACCTGCTGGGAGTGCAGATTCAGTCCTTTGACGACCGCATTACTCAAAACGCAAAGGATATCGCCGCTGAAATCGAACGTGCTACAGCCGCTGAGGAAGCACTTGACCAAAAAATTGAAGCGGAGACAAACCGGGCAGAAGCGGCAGAGGATGCTCTTGACAAGAAAATCGATGCCGAGACTGAACGTGCCACCGCCGCTGAAAATGCTGAACGGGAAAGAGCGGAAGCCGCTGAAACTGCTCTGGACAACAAGATTGTTGCGGAGACTAACCGTGCAACCGCCGCCGAGAACAAGATTGCCAGCGACTTACAGGCAGAGGTTACCCGTGCCACTACCAGAGAGAACCAGATTCAGGCCGCTTTGGATGCTGAAATCAAGGCCAGAATTGACGCTGATAACGACCTAATCAACGCCATTGAACAGGAAGTCCTTGCACGAAAGGCCGCTGACACAGCTCTGTCTACTCAAATCGATGAGGTAGACAAGAAAATCCAAGCGCAGATTGCAGGACTTGAGGGCGACATTACCCAAATCAACCAGACCATTAAGGGTATGACCACAGGTCAAACCAACCTTCCTTATCTGAAGCTGTCTGGTGGTCAACTGACTGGAAACCTGACCTTTACCTCTGGTTCTACTGTTGTGGCTGGGCGTGCACCTACTGCCGACAACGAGGTTGCAACAAAGAAATATGTTGATGACGCTGTACAGACTGGTGGAGGAAGTCCTGGTGGAGACGTGTCCAAGGAATACGTTGACCAGCAAATTACCAATGTACAGGGACAAATCGATACCAAGGTCAGTAAAAGCGGCGACACCATGACAGGCTCCCTAAACTTCAACGGACAGACCGCTTTAAATCCTGTTCTGGAATCCTCTACCGGAATTAAGGTGCAGTCCAGCTCTGCTGGAGCCGCTGGTAAGGTAACCAACCTTGCCGCCCCTGCCACTGACAGTGATGCGGCCAACAAGAAATATGTTGACGACGGTATCAAACAGGTCAAACAGGAAATCGGCGGAGAGCTTGGCGGTGAATATCTGGCCCTTACTGGTGGTGACATGACTGGGGACATTAACATGACTGGCAATTCTGTCGTCAAGTTCTATGACCCGATTGCCGCTAGGTCCAGAGCCAGAAATCTAACTGACCAGATGGTCAAGGGTTCTGTCTACAATGACGCTGACGCTATGGTGGTCAAGTCTGAGACTGGTCCGGTTGCTTTAAAGGGTACTGACGTATCTCTCTCCAATGGAGAAGGAGGAGAAATTGCTATTTCTGGTGTAACCGAGATTCGCCGCAAGAAGAACGACCCCAACTCTGGTGCGGTCAAACTCAATGACGACCTGATTAACTTGGCCGCTGATACTGTACTGGTGGGACAGAATGGCTCCATGAAGGGTGAAATCAGTGCTGGAACCATTAACCTCTATGATGGCAGCGGGGCGGCTGTACTGAAACGGCACAACAGTCACTTGGATATCAATGTTCCTGATGCTCTTGGCTCCGTTTACATTAACCGGAATCAGACAGAGGGCGGTACAGGTGAGATTCACGTTACCGAAGTTCACGCCCCTAATGAGTTACGGCTAAATCCGGGGACCACCATTAACATGATGAGCAAGCGTGTTGTCGGAATGGCTAATGGTGTTAACGCTAATGACGCTGTCAATGTAGCACAGTTGGGTGCTGTCAAGACTATTGCACAGAACGCACAGAGTGCCGCTAAATCCGCTGACGCTAAGGCTGACCAAGCATTAGAGAAAGCGGAGAGTGTGGGGTATATGTCTGGTGAATGTACCATTGATACTTCCAACAGAAAACTAACCATTAGCGGCTCTGTATTATCAGAAGATGGGAGCAGTATTCCATTTACTCTTGAGTTTATGAATTATTCAAGCCAAAGTAACGTTAGTAAGGCATGGGTCCATAATGGAGTTATTTATATTTTAGGAACGATCAAATTTAGTGCTAGTACAATGACTGTGCATTTGTCTAATACAAAAGGAAAGAACTTTATTCTACCGCAACTAACAACCTATAATAGCTCGGATGAATTTGCAATTAATAAAAGTAAAACTTCATCGTCTTTAATTGAATGGAATATTACCTGGCCTGTTGCGGCGATGAATCATCTAATATGCGTTAGCGGTCCTGATTTAAGCCCATTAATTACGACATAAATATAAACCCTCTCCAATAGGAGAGGGTTTATATTTAAAACATAGGAGCTAAGTTATTATTGCAATTTGTTCCAATCATTATAAGGAAGTCAATGTTTCTGCCTCCATAGAATGTAAAAGTATAGCCATTTGTAATGGGTTTAGAAGAATCGGTGTTTGCATTTGTGGAATAAGATAGGCCATATACTGGTTTATCCGTTGTAAAAGTTACAGCCATATGCGGAGAATCAGTCGATACATTGGCGGTTACATGACATAAAAGGTATCCGTATGCCACATAAAAGTCTGTCTTTAAATTCGTTATTTTTCCAGAGCTTGCTGTCATTGAAAGGTTGCAAGTTATAGTCTCTCCCCTTACAGTTTTTATCGTTCCGGTTTGTTGCGGAGTGTTATTTACCACACTCTCCGCTTTCTCTAATGCTTGGTCATCATCCCTATTCCCGCTCTACTAGGCTCGGTGTGTCTCGGTGAGAGTTGGTGAGGGCCGTATAGGTGCGGACTGGCGAGGGGTGTATGGGTGTGATTTGGTGAGGCCCGTATCGGTGTGGACTGGTGTGGGGTGTATCGGTGCGTATAGGCTGGGCGTGTAAAGGGGGAAGTACAGAGGGGTTTATACAGGCTTCTCTATAACATCCC